ATGCGCAGAGCAACTAACGCAGAACTCATCCCCATTTCTCAAGAATTGCAGCGTAGAGCCTTACGACTTGGCTATGGTCAAGTGTTCGGACTCACCCCGGAGTAAATCATGGCAAAGACCAAAATCAGTGAATTTTCCACTACCCCAGGCAACAATACCGATATCAACGGTATCAATATTTCAGAGGGGTGCGCTCCCTCGGGGATAAATAACGCGATTCGGGAATTAATGAGTGACCTAAAAGAATGGCAATCCGGTGCAATGGATGTTTATGTCATTCCACAAGGCACTGCTGCTGCGCCTGGTATTCAACTGTACGGCGATCTTGATACTGGTCTGTATGGTTTTGCTGCTAATCAGTTGGGTGTTGCTGTAGGTGGTGCGTCTGCTGGTTACTTTTCGTCTGCTGGCTGGGTTGGTAACGTAAACGGAACGATTACCGGAGACATCAACGCCACTACGATTGACACGACAAATCTAGAAGTAACCAATATCAAGGCGAAAGACGGCACTGCTGCTATCACTATCGCTGACTCTACTGGTGCGGTAGGAGTGTCGACCGCTGTTACATTTTCTGCAACTACGCAGAACATTGCTCTTGGAACGTCTCAAACAACTGGAACCTTTACTGTTGGTGGTGCCGCTCAAACCGGCACACAAACATTAGACCAGTCTACCAAGACTCATACATTTAATGTTGCCACTGGCGCTACAGAAAGCGGTGCTACAAAGACAGTCAACATTGCAACCGCTGGCGTTTCTGGGTCAACCACAACGATTAGCATTGGATCGTCTGTTAGCGGAGCGACAAGCACCACAACATTGAGCGGTAACGTCACTGCAACGCGAGACATGACTGTCAACGGTATTACTGTTGGCAAAGGTAAGGGGTCTGAGGGTTCTAATACAGCACTTGGATTGAGTGCGCTTGCTGCGTTTACTACGGGTGAAAGCTCTACAGCAATCGGGCAGTATGCGTTGTGGAAGGCAACTACAAGTGCTTTCAATACCGCTGTTGGAACGCAGTCTCAGCTTAATTCGTTGACTGGCGGTTACAACACATCAGTCGGTGCGCTAACGCTTAATACTGCAACCGCAAGTTCTTTCAATGTAGCAATTGGGTTCTCAGCTCTTAACCTTGCAACCGGAGACAACAATACAGCCGTTGGTAACAGTGCTGGTTCATTGATAACAACTGGTGCCAAGAACACGATTATCGGTAATTACACTGGTAATCAAGGCGGTCTGGATATCACCACATCAAGCAACTACATCGTTCTTTCTGACGGTGATGGCAACCCACGAGCGTATTGGAACGGTGCTAATGCTACGTTTGGCGGTACGTTGACTGCAACGACAATCACCGGCACTCAGGTCAACAGCGACAATCTCCGTCTGGATGGCAACACGCTTTCATCCACAGATACAAACGGCAACATCGTAATTGCGCCTAACGGAACTGGCCAGGTGCAACTGTCTGGTGCGCTAGACGTTACCAACATAGAAGTCACCAACATAAAATCAAAAGACGGTACTGCTGCTCTGTCTATTGCTGACTCTACTGGTGCAGTCACTATTGCTACTGCGTTGACTGCCAACGGTGGTGCTGTATTCAACGAGAACGGTGCTGATGTTGACTTCCGTGTTGAGGGTGATACAGATGCGAATCTGATCTTTGCTGATGCGTCTACGGATCGGGTTGGTATTGGTACTAATACGCCTGCATCTAAAATTCATGCGTTTACAACAACAGATACGATAGCCATTCAAGTTGAATCAAGTAGCACAAATGCGTATCCATTGTTTTCTATAAAAAACAGTGGGGCATCTGGTCGTGAATACGTAATAACGACAGGAGGGTCAGCGACGGGTTTGCCAGGGGCTTTGTTAATTCGTGACGCAACTGCTGAAGCTAATAGGTTAACAATCACCTCCGGCGGTCAAGTCAACATCGGCGGCAACTTCACCAGTACAAACAACACGCTACAAGTTACTGGTAATGCTGCTATCGGTTATACAACAGCAGCACCTACTACTGGGCTGATTGTTGCTGGTAATGTTGGGGTGGGGACGGATAGTCCTGGTGGGCGTTTAGATATTGCTGGGGCAAATGGATCTGGCGCGATTAACGCTTATATACGTGGTGGATCAAGTGCTGGTGATTACGGTATTTTAAACATTAATAACGGATCAACAATTCGTGGTCGTTTAGTTGCAGATGCAACTGTTGATGCGTTTAGAATTGATACCGCTGGTGGCGCAAGTACACCAATAACTTTTTTGACTGGCAGCAGTTACACCGAACGCATGCGCCTCGACTCCTCCGGCAACCTCGGTCTTGGAGTTACGCCGAGTGCTTGGGTAAGCTCCGTAAAAGCGTTTGATGTTGGAAGTGCGGCAGCATCGTATTACAGCGGTGGGGTCACCCATAACGCATATTTTGACGCGACCGATTCTCGCTGGGAGTACAAAGGAACAGGCCCAGCAACTTTCTACAACGTCCAAGGCGGGACTCATGCTTGGTCAATTGCAGCCTCAGGCACAGCAGGCAACGCTATTACCTTCACCCAGGCAATGACGCTAGATGCTAGTGGGAATCTGGGGGTTGGAACGACAAGTCCTGATGGGCGTTTGCAAGTTAGTTATGCAAATGCAACAACAACGCAAGGTAATGATGGCGCTGGTGTTGTATGGTTGACTAATACAAACACCACTAATAACAACTGGGCGCAGATATTTTTTACTGACTCTGATGGTGGTGCGGCAGCAGCAAGTTTTGGTGTGCAATACACCGATCACGCTAACGATTACGGTGAGTTTTCGTTCGCAACCAGAGGGGCAAGCGGGTTTGCCGAACGCGCCCGGATAACGTCGGTGGGGGGCTTTGAAACTCGACCAGTCGCTACAGGCCACGCAGTCTTTAACGAAGACGGTGTTGATGCTGACTTCCGCGTTGAAGGTGATACAGATGCAAACCTGATCTTTGCTGATGCTTCTACAGATCGGGTTGGTATTGGTACTAATGCGCCCGGTGTAAAACTGGACATTGCAAATGCATCGACCTTCACTGGTTTAAGATTAATACGAACAAACAACAGTTCACAACTTACTTTAACGATTCAATCATCTACTGCCATTATAGAGTCCACTGGGACAGGATCTAATACGCTTGCGTTTAGCACTGAGGGCTTAGAAAAAGCCCGGATTACGTCGGGTGGGTATTTCAAGGCGAGTAATAACGGGACGTATTTCAACAGCACCGGAACGTATCACGAGCTTAGGCAAACTGCCAATGCACAGGGCGTAGTGGTATCCGCAACAAACGCAAGTTTTACGTCAGAGTCGATTTTCTCTACCGCTACTAAGACGGCTGGAACTGACTGGTTGCACTTCTATGGCACCAGTGATGGCAATACAGTTGCAAACATCAAAATTTTTGGTAATGGCAATGTTCAGAACGCCAATAACTCCTACGCCGGTATTTCTGACCAGAAGCTAAAACAGGACATCGTAGACGCTGGTTCGCAGTGGGACGATATTAAGAATCTGCAAGTGCGAAAGTATCGGTTTAAGGCTACACCCGACGCTCCGCTACAGATTGGTCTTGTGGCGCAGGAAGCTGAAACAGTCTCACCCGGTTTGGTCGAAGAAACTGTTGACCGCGATTCAGAAGGTAACGATCTTGGCACCACGACTAAGGCCGTAAAGTACAGTGTGCTGTACATGAAAGCGATCAAAGCCTTGCAAGAAGCAATGGCAAGAATTGAGAAACTAGAGGCCGAAGTGGCCGCACTGAAAGGGGTTTAACATGAATTGGTCTATTAGCTCGCTCGACTGCAAAGTCCAAGAAGGTCAGTACCAAGATGTGGTCATTGTGGCTCATTGGTCTTGCACCGACACTCAAACCATCGACGGTAAAGAGTACAGTGGCCGGGTGTACTCCACCTGTTCTCTGCCAGCGCCAGAGGGTTCTTTTACGCCTTATGATCAGCTAACGCAGCAACAGGTGCTTGATTGGATCTGGGCTAACGGTGTCGATAAAGACGCGACAGAAGCCGCTGTAAACGCTCAGATTCAGTCCGCTGCACATCCGACTGTCATTTCACCTGCACTGCCCTGGAGCGCATGATGGAACTGGAAGCCCGTTTTTCTGCTCATGAAGAAGTCTGTGCTGTGCGATACGAAGGGATCAACGCCAGGCTTAAGAGACTAGAGACTATCCTGATAGGGTCTGCTGGCGCTATCATCCTGTTGTTGCTGGGGCTTGTTCTGAAGGTGTGAAATGATAGAAGTAGCCGTAGCATTGGCTGCCGCTGAAGCTGCGGTCGAAGGTATCAAGAAGGCTATCTCGGTAGGGCGCCAGGCGAAGGACTGCCTGGGCGAGTTCATGCAGTTGTTTGATGCCCAGGATCAAATCCAGAAAGCCAGCAATGAAGAACGAGCCAAGAAGCAAGGCTCGGCCATGCAGCAAGAGGCTGCGGCTAATCGGTCTGCTATGTCAGAAGCGCTTGAGTCTGTCATTGCTGCTCGCCGCGTGCGGGAAATGACCGACGAGCTGCGCCAGTATTTGATCTGGTCTGGCCAGGGTGATGTTTGGGACGAGATCCATGCTGAGCACAATGCAATCGTTCAGCGGCGTAAAGCCGCAGAGCTTGCTGCCAAGCGTGAGGCTGAAAGGTTGGAAAAGCAGAAGCGTGAGCGTGCATTGATTGCAACGGTCATAGGTACTGGCGGCATCATTCTTTACCATCTGGTCAACTACATCATCGAGGCATGGCCGAATGGACAGTAAACCCGAAAATGATGAAGATGAAAGCGTGCAGGATGCTGGAGCATTAGCAGTCATCCTTGCAATCTGTATGGCTGTCATTGTGTGGATGCTGTATCTCCTGGGGCAATAACATGAAAGACTTAACCGCAGAACAGATAGAGGTCAGGGTGTGGGCGATCATTGCTCTATCGCTCACGTTTATTCTGGTTGTGTCTGTCGTGTCGATCATTCTCGGGGTTCTATTTGTAGAGCACGACATGGAGAACATCAGCCCTATCGATGACAAATTTCTATCGATTCTGAAAGATGTAATGATGTTGTCTATCGGTGCTGTCGGTGGCATTGCTGGCAGGCAGGGTGCTAAAGCTGTAGCTAACATGTTGGGGAAGAATGATGATTCCACTCGGGCCTCTGCTTGAAGTCGGTAGCAAGATCCTTGACCGTGTGTTGCCTGACCAAGCAGCAGCAGACAAGGCTAAGGCTGAACTTGCAAAACTCCACCAGGACGGTGAGCTAGCAAAGATTGCCAACGAGACTAAGCTTTTTGAGATTGAGCAAAACAACCTCACAGAGCGATTAAAAGCAGACATGGGTAGTGACTCATGGCTGTCAAAAAATATACGCCCTATGACGCTTATATTCATTCTGGCAGGCTATTTCACGTTTGCCATGATGTCTGCGTTCGGTAAGGATACAAACCAGAACTATGTCGAGCTATTGGGTCAGTGGGGCATGCTTATTATGTCGTTTTACTTTGGTGGTCGGACTCTTGAGAAGATCATTGACATGAGGAAGCGATGAACAAAAACTGGGACTTTGCTTTCAAGCAGATGATTGCTCACGAGGGTGGTTTCACTGATGACGAGCGTGACCCTGGTAATCAACTGCCAGATGGTCGTAAGGGCTGTACAAACCTCGGTGTCACACAGAAAGCCTGGGAGGGTTATCTCGGTAGGCAGGTGACGCACGATGAGATGAAGGCACTCACGCCTGATCTGGTGAACGGGTTCTATAAAAGACGTTACTGGGACGCTGTTAAGGCTGACGATCTGCCTGCTGGTGTTGACTACATCGTGTTTGATACGTGTGTTAACAGTGGGCCTGGAAGGGCTGCAAAGCTCCTACAAGAGGCTGTCGGGGCTAATCCTGATGGTGCTATAGGTCGCATGACATTGCAGGCTGTAGAGGCTCAACCTGTAGACAAGTTGATAAAAGACTTTTGTGCGCGGAGGCTTGCATTCATGAAGTCTCTCCCAACCTGGGAGACGTATGGCCGAGGCTGGGAGAGGCGTGTTATTGAGAGCGAGAAACTTGCGCTTGGATTAATCGATCAAGGTACCACTTAGCCTTTTCGAGATCCTGCAAGCCGTTTTTTCTTTTCCACCGCCACACGTACTTTATGACGTTGGCTGTACAGACCGCCTCCAGACCTTCTAAGCCTGTTGTAGCAGCCTCTATAGCCTCGATACACTCTATCTTGCCAGCAGTGTAGTGGGGTGGATGGTCTACATCAGAATGGGATGTCATTTTTGTCATCCCTCGGGCGAGGTTCCATTAGACTAGCCCAGCCATCCCAGTTGACCGGGATCGTGTCGATCTTCAGTGCCAGCTTGCCCGACTTGGTTTCCATTACCGTACCGATCTTTGCCCACCGGGTCTTCTCTTGACCGTCTTTCTGGTACGTGCCGATTGCTGCTGAAAGTTCATACTTAACCATCACTGCTCCAGTTTGTTGATTGCTGTTTGTACGTCTACTAAGAATGCTTTGACCTTTGTTTCGAGTGCGTCTATCTCCTTCTGATCTGGTTCAAATCTAACTACAAACAACTGTAGCTTTTCTGGCAGGCGTGGGTCGAATGATACAAAGTCCACCCACTTCCGTCCTGTGCAAGCGAGCTGTGCCAGCATTTGCGGTTGGTGCCTTTTTGGAACAACACCATCAAGTCTCCAGTCTAGGTGAGTCGTGGTATTGGGGCATTTGATCTCAATCAGACCGTCACCTGTAAACCCGTCTGGTGATGCCCCGAACCACTCGATTGTCGGGTGCTTGATAAACCCGACTTCTTCCACCCAGTCATGTGTTGTTTGATACGCAACACGAGCGAGCGGTTCAGTATCTGTGCCCCATTGCATAGCAGCGTTGGTGTATGACTCCTGCTTCTCTCCGGTAAGTCTTTCGGCTACCAGTTGAACTAGATAGTTGCGCCTGGTGGCTGTGTCTTTTCCGGCAATCGCGTCACTTACCCGACTTGCTGTTACGTGGCCCAGCCTTTCCTGGAACCATTGGCTTGTACGCTGAGACGTATCCTGCGTAAGGGACTGGGTGAGCTGGTTGGTTGTAGAAGCGACGTTTATGGAGTTCATGCTCTTTCCAAAATAGGTGGGGGAAGTTACGCCGCACGTCGGCTATTGCTTTCTCCAACTCTGGGTTGGGCCTGTCGTACTGCTTTTTCCTTCTTACTTTCTTCAGCTGCTCGAACATAATCAATCCCCTTCTGTGTGATTTTCCAGACTCTTTGTGCTCGGTGTGAGCCTTTGCGATACCCATCAATCTCTACAAGTTTCTGTCTCAGCAGCCATGCAGCTCGTGGAGTGATTGACTGATACAGGATGTGAGGTAGTTTCTCTGATACCTCATACGCATTCATCGGGCCTGCCATCAGCTCTTTCAGAATCATCAGGTGAATCTGTTTAGGGCGCTCAACATGGACAGGCACCTTACTGGTTTCAGGGTCTGTTGTACGGAACGGCCAGGGGTGGGTGAACATTATTTGACCTCCATCAGTTTGGCTTTCATTGCGTCTTTCATGGATTCGATCTGCTCGTTTGCACCGTGGGCCTGAAATGCGGCTTTATAAGCGGCTTTCAGTGCGTCCATAGAGGTTGATGCCTCCATTGCTGCTAAAGACTGCTGTAGGCTAATCTGAGGCTTTTTAGACGCTGCGTTACCGTCATCGTCTTCAGGCGCAATGCCACAGGCTGCCATCAGGCTGTAGCGACGGGCATATGTAAGCGCCGATCCATAACCTTGTGGATCGTGTTTTGCAGCAGGTACATGAAGCCTACCGGCTGACAGCGTTTGTCCTGACGCATGTATGAACATCGTCTCTACAATCACGCCGTTCTCGCACTCGTGCGTGTTTTGCATCAGAGCAATATCGTTGGCGTTAAGTCCATCAATCACTGCCTCGACACAAGCCGCCAGGTCTGCGTAGCGAGACTTAAAGTGCGGGTTTGTTGATGACTTGAGTGCTGGGCCGAATGCCTTCTGCGCTTTCACCAGTGCTGCTGCTATCTTGTCCATTCTTAAAACCTTTCCATTTCTGTTGATAACTCTGTTGTTCGGAGGGTGGCACCCAGCCATGCCGTCTCCATGTTTCCATTACGTTTGTCGCTGCTGCTGGAATCCAAACGAAATCCGGGTTCAAAATAGATGCCATATCCAGTTACCTATAGTTGACTCGCTACCAACCGACATGTCTACTAGGGTTATCCCTAACATCACGCCAAGACCAACAAAGATCGCGTATTTGATTAGGCTCATTTGTAGGCTACCTCGCTCCAAAATTTGTACTCATCGAGCAGCATCGGCAGGATCTCGTCACGCAGGTCCTTC